GCTGACGATATTGTGTTATTCATTTTTTATGCGTAGGGTAAAAAGTATTTACTGTCATCGAGTTGCGAAAGACATTCAGCGTGAATCAAATCCCGCGAATCGGGGTCAACGTAGGGCCATGGATCACCTCCCTTGACGGGTCGCCAATGCCCCACGGTGTATCCGCCAATTGGCCCTTCTTTTCGGGTCCATTGAACGGGCTTGCCGCACACAATGCACGGCTCTTTTTTCTGCTCAGGCTTTTCCATTGTGTTTCCTTGCCTTAAAAGAGGAGAGGCGGTCAGCCAAGGGCGAAGGCTCGCCCTCCCACGTTCTCCGCTTTATTAGGGCCTCGTTGGCCATTAGCACGATATCCGGCGTCCATCGACTAGCCCAAAAGCAAGCCCCGGAACGAACCATTCGCCAAGCCTCAACCCATTTTTCGTTTTTCATTGTGTTACTTCATTGCATTAACTACTTTGCGGGAATAGGATAGGGTGGCACGTTTCTTATGCCCCATAGGCCCGCCATTGTGAATCCGCGCCAACGTCGCAACGTCGCCCCGCTCCCATGCGTTGCGGGCATAGCGGCGCAAATAGGCGGTGACGACGCGCCGGGAGTAAGCTAAATCCGCGCAATCGGAATATTGCCCCGGTACTCCGGAGTCCTGCCAGTAAGCGCGATGGATTTGCAACGGTCCAAGCGCAGCCCCATTGTCGCCTTTAATGGGTCCAAGCCTGCCCGACGTTTCGACGTGATGCAAAGCCCGCCAAAAGGCTTCCGGCGGTGCAGCGTTAGCCGTTGCGAGGGATGCGAGGGCGAAGAATAGAAGTTTTGCTTTCATTAGGCAACCCGCGCCTCCTGCACTTGTGAAACAATGTCAAAAAATGACGGCTCTTCGGCTTCCGGTCCATTTTCCGATTGGTAACGGTGATATGCGCGGACCCGTTGCCGCATTTCTGCGGTGATTCGCGCCGTTTCAGTCGTGCCGTCAGAATATCTCAGGGTGCAATGGTTTCCCGTGAACTGAGCGAAGGTAACGCCCGTCATCATGGACACGGCGAAGGGAGGAACTAAGGCAATCGTTTTCATTTGCAAACCCCCGCCTTCGATTGCCAGTTGCGCCATTCAGCGTTCAGGGCGTTTCGGACCTCGGCTCGCTCTTCCGCCGTCAAACGGCGATTTTCACTTTCCCATTCCGACAAGGCCTCCCTTTCATTGCCGCAAAAGTCGCGGCATTGCAAAAGGGTTTTCATTGCGTCAATCAGTTCTGGTTTCATTGTGTTTCTTTGTTTTTGGGTTTTTGGCAATCTCATCAGGCCCGGCTTGCCAATCCGGACGACGGGCCAAGCCCGTTTCGATAGGTTAAAACCCCATAACCAAAACCCCGCCGTCAAATTCAACGACTTGCGTTTGTTCTCGGAGCCAATCCAAAGCCGCCTCTTCGCGTGCGTCTTCGTCCTCGTCTTCGTCGCCGTCAAAACCATATTCAACGGCGGCCTCAAGAGCGGTTTTGAATTCTTGCCACTCGCAACACAGGGCGATGACGTCTAATTCGTATTCGACGGGCGACTCTCGCTCCATTTCTTCGATGTGGTCGAAAAGAGCGCGGAGCGCGGCGGGGGAAAATTGATCGGCCCGCCCCATTCGGCGGAAAGCGTCAATGAAGTCGACGGCGGAAACGGTGGTTTTCATTGTTTGTGTGTGTGTGTGTGTTAGCAGTCGGAAAGAATAACTTTGGGCGCAATCATGGACCGGGAAAGTCCCTTGTGTGAAACTTCGATTTCAACGATTGAAACCGTCGCGAGGTGAAAGCCGCAACCATTCCAGCGGTCAACCCAAGCCTTAGCTTGCTCGATCCCGGCATAGCCCGTCGCGAGGGCGCGGTTGATTTGGTCAACTGTCATTTCGGAGGTGCTCATTGTGTTTTTGTTTATTGTTTGCGTTAGTAGTTGGATTCACTCCGATTCTTCGCTGTCTTCTTTGTCCTGTTCAGGGTTCCGTGCAAGCCAAGCGGCATAAGCGGCCTCCTCTGCTGCACGTTTGGCCTGAATTCGTTTCTCGTCGGCTTCAGACCATAGGCCGTACCGATTGCGGATTTCCTGCAACGCATCATTTATTGATACCGGGTTATTCATTGTGTTTTTGTTTATGGTTTGCGTTTGTGCTTAGGAGTTAACCTTGCGGGTGATGCGGCCCCACTTGTAGTGTGTATACCCGTCAAATTGGGCGTTTTGACGCAAGCTTTCGAGTGCGCCCCGGAGAGTCTTAAATCCGCGCCCCCGCGCATCTAGAAAACCAAGGGACGCATTGCAATAATAAAAGCCCCCAACGTCCTCGAAGACTCGGGCAACCTTGCGTTCTGTTTCGGTATTTGTGCTCATTTGTCTTTATTGTTTATTGTTTGCGTTTGTTTGAATCGCTAAGGATTCAAGCCAACCCTCGACTTGCGCCAAGGGTTGGGTGAATGCTCAGGCGAAGTCGCCCCGGTAGGCTCGACGTTCGTCGCCCCTCAGCTCCTGAGCGATGTCGTAAGCATCCGCGAGGCGGATAATCATTCGTTTGTCAGCGGCACTCTTTCCTTTTATGTAGAACGAAGGACGATAAGACCCTTGAGCGGTCAGCATGGCCTCAAAGGACGGGAAGGCAGTCACTCGCTTGGTGATGGTTTCGATTGCGTTCATGGCGTTCTGTTTGTTTGTTTCGCTTCAGCTTCGTGCCTCAGCTTCCCCTACAATGCAGACTGTCCAGAGGCAGGCGAGCAAAAAATCACTTTCCTCAAAAATTCCTCTGGTTTGCAATAGTAAGGCCGCGCCCCCAAAACCACCCCTTCACCGAACAGGGAAGATAGAGAGAGACAAGGAGAGAGAAAGGGGAGCCATCACCAGCAAGGGCAAGCAATGGACAAGTGCAGCCCTCCGGCGAGTAGCCGTCCGAATCCCTTCCCTCCCCATAAGCAACAAATTGACAAAGACTAGTCTCCTGCACGGCGAGTGATTGTCACCTTCCGGTCGTTTGCATTGCCAGTTGGTTGCGTTTGTCTATCAGCAGCGACAGGTAAGTACTTACTTTGCTATTGCCAGCCACTTGCCATAGGGGGGGGCGGGGGTCGCACCGTCGGTGCCCGTCTGTATCTCGATAGGTCAAACGCCAACTTTAAAAAATTTGCAAATGGGGGGCCAACAGGTGTATGTGGGGCGTTGTTGATTTTTAAAAAAACTTGCAAATAGGCACTTGACATACCAATATGCGACTCTGTATGGAGTTGGTATGGGGAGGAAGTCCAAAGCAATTGTAGAGAGTGTAGGGGAGGCGCAAGCCAACCTTAACCACCGTTACATAGAGAAGCGTAAGCCTAAAGAGGCAGCTCTAGCCTTGGATATGCTGGCTAATGGGGAGACGTATGCGAAGGTGATGGAGGAGACAGGTATAGGGTTTGTGGCACTTTCTGCTTTGAGGGCGCGGCATGAGCGGGCTTTGGAGGTAAGGCGCAAGGAGCTTGCGTTAGACGGCTTTGAGATGGCGGAGAGGATGCGGGCGTTGGTGGCGAAGAAGGCGGAGATGTTGATGGAGGATGATGAGGCGTTGATGAAGACGCCGCTTAAAGACTTAACGCTAAGCTATGGCATTAGTGTGGATAAGGGCTTGCAGGCTCTTGGGGAGCAGAAGGTGGTGGTGGAACATCGGACGGGGAAGCCGACGTTGGCTGATGCTATGAAGGCTATTGAGGAGGCGCGGGCGGCTTTGCAGAAGGAGGCTATTCCAATTGAAACGACAGTTATGGAGTCATCCATTGTTGAGGGAGTGGGATCCGAAGCTGACGTGGACGACCACCGTGAGTAAGGACGGCATAGTGAGCTGGTGGTGCGCGGCTACGCGGGTTAAGGTGGTTTATATCGCCAAGCAATGTCTTTAACGTGGCGTAGTCATCCCGTTCTGAAGCCTCCGACGATGGAGGAGATGGCTCGGATGGAGCCTGCCAAGCTGGTGAAGCTATGGGAGCTCTACCATGAGGCTATTGAGAACGCGGAGAAGGATCCGTACAGGTACGGGTTTGTCCTGCCGAATTGGGATAGGGCAGATGAGCTATTGGCTAATAAGAATGAAATCCTGATTAGCGGGGGCAACCGTTCTGGTAAAACGACTTATGCTGCGCGGGCCTGTGTAAAGGCCGCTATCGAGAATCCCAACTCCATCATCTTTTGCTTTAGCCAGAACGCGGACGTGTCTATCCGCCAGCAGCAGAGTGCCATCTACGATGCCCTTCCTGAAGAGATGAAGAGGAAGGTGCTGGGTACGGAGGAGAACGTCTCGTATACGCGAAAGAACGGGTTCTCTAAGGCTAGCTTGATTCTGCCGGGGTCGCTGAGCCAAATCATCTTCAAGACCTATGCCCAGTTCTTGAACAACGATACGATTCTTGAGGGCGCAGAGTTGGGTAGCCGTGATCCGAAGTGGATCAATATTGGGACGTGGTGCGACGAATATCTGATTGGGCCAGAACTTCTGGCTACATTGCGGTTTCGTCTAGCCACCCGTAACGCCAAGATGATTGTGACGTTTACGCCTATCGATGGTTACACGGAAGTTGTCCGTGACTATATTGAGGGTGCGCGGACTATTGAGAGCCGGGAGGCTGAGCTTCTAGACAACCGCAGGGTTCCGTATACGCAGGAGTCAAAGAACCGGAGTGCGTACATCATCTACTTCCACAGCCGCGACAATCCGTTTGGCGGATATGACCGCATCGCGGAGGATCTGAAGAACCGTCCAGAGGACGAGATTCTATGCCGCGCCTACGGCGTTCCGACGAAGAGCAAGAGTACCCAGTTCCCCAACTTCTCGGTAGAGGTGAACGTCGTACCGCATGAGAAGATTCCCACTAAGGGGATCACTCGCTACATGATCCTTGACCCCGCTGGTCGAAAGAACTGGTTCATGGCTTGGATTGCCGTTGATGAGAGCGGTACATTCTGGGTCTACCGGGAATGGCCGGATGTCAACGTGGGGGATTGGGCCAAGTGGCATGGCGGGAAGTGGATTAGCGGCGAAGGCTCTAAGGGACTAGGATATGGCATCCGCGACTATGTGGAGCTAATTGGTAACTTGGAGGAAGGCGAGACGGTATTTGAGCGGCTGATTGACCCACGCTTGGGTGCCGCGAAGTACCAGACGCAGAACGGGGCTTCGTCCATTATCGAGGACTTGGCTGATGCGGGACTAGCGTTTGTTCCCGCGCCGGGACTAGACATTGAGGACGGACTACAGGCGTTGCAGACCAAGATGGCCTACAATCGCAAAGCCCCGATGGATAGTGTCAACCGCCCCCACTTCTACGTTTCTGACCGCTGCCAGAACATCATCACAGCCCTACAGGAGTATACGTCCGAGGGTGGGCCTGATGAGGCGTGGAAAGACCCTGTAGACGTAATTCGGTATGCCGCGATTGATGGCATCCGCTACGTCGATGAGAAAGCATTTAACACCAACCGTCGCAAATCTGGAGGATACTAATGGAACCTATCAATACCCCCGTTATCGCGCTGGCCGACAAGCTGGGCGTTCCCGTCAATAAGCTGCTGGAGATTAAGAACCTCAAGCTGGTTAAGGGCGATCATTACACAGGCTATGGCAAGAACACCTACTTTACGCCCAAGGGTGTTGAGGAAGTGGAGCTTGCTTTGGAGATCCCGCTGGCCGTTCCAGACAAGCTAAACGGTGTGGTGCTGCACCCCGCCCGCAACCCCGATTGGGTGATGGCGCGGTTGGAGCATCAGGACGGGAAGATCCCGGTGAAGATTGGCCGTAAGTTCCGTGGTAAACTTATCGGCAAGAGAATCTTAATCGACGCTATTACGGACGCGAGCGGGTCCACTACCTATCGCCATGCAGAACTCCGAGGATGACCCAACATCTAATCGTGAGTGGCTGGCCGAGCAGGTGGATCGCCTGCTTGGGTTTGAGATATTGCATCGTTCGATTCACGCAACGTATCAACCTTTAGAAGCTACCGCACTCTCCGACAAAACCGGGATAGACCGCAACGCGGCTAAACGGATTATCAACAACTTACGCAAAACGCTACATGACCACCGAAGATAATACCGAGGCTCTGACCTACGCCGCGAACAAGCCGAACGTCAAGGCTCTGGTTGAAGCCTTCGACCGTACCGCCAACGATCTGGAGTTCTACTTCGATCAATGCCGCGACAGCTATGACTATCGCCGTAACATTTGGCCGGGCAAGTCGGACGATCTTCGTAAGCATGGCCCGGAAGCGTTTCCGTGGGATGGGGCTGCGGATAACGAGGCTCATGTCATCAACGAGAGAATAAACCGTTACATCGCTTTGTTCATGTCGGCTATGGTGCGTGCTAACATTCGCGCCTATCCGGTGGAGATGGGCGACCTCAATCGCGCCCGCACGGTGAGTGCGTTCCTCAAGTGGATGGTGGCGTCCTACATCCCCGGCTTTAAGCGGCAGATGGAACTGGGTGCCAACTATTTGTTGGAGCGCGGGCTGTGTGTTACTTACGTTGGTTGGCAGCGCGAAGACCGTACCTTTAAGCAGACGCTAACGCTCGATCAGTTGATGGCTCTTAGTCCCGACATCGTGCGGATGATTCTGGAGAAAGAGAACGACTCGCAGATGATTGCACTTCTCCAGCAGCAGTTTAACAACATTCCCGAGAAGAAGGCTAAGCGCATCCTCAACGACTTGCGTAAGACGGGCCGCGCCGAGTTCCCTGTAGTTCGCCGCAGCGTTGACCGTCCTTGGGTACAGGTGGTGGCTCCTGATGGCGATGTCTTGTTCCCGGCCTATGCTACGGACCCGCAGCGTGCGCCGTATTGCTTCTGGCGTTGTTTGATGACGGCTCAGGAGCTTCGTAACAAGATTAGCTCCGAGGGCTGGGATGCCGACTGGGTGGAGTACGTCATCGAGAACTGCAAGGAGGCGGGAGACCCCCTCCGGTTGGAACGCCGCAATCAGTTCACTTACACCACCGTGACGTACGATGCGTCGGAGTTGTATGAGGTCATCTATGGCTATCAGCGACTGATCGACGAAGAGGACAACTCGGAGGGGATCTACTGCACGGTGTTCCATCGCGAGGTGTATGGCAAGCAGGAAACCCCTGACTTTGCGAAGTTTGAGCTGATGAATGGCTACGAGGACTACCCCTTCGTTGTCACCAAGCTGTCTGAGGACAACAAGCGTCTCTACGATATTCAGTCGGTGCCGGAACTGCTGAAGGGTATCCAATGGCAGGTGAAGACGGAGCGCGATAGTCGCGTTGACCGCAACAGCCTAGCCACCATGCCGCCCATCATGCACCCCGTGGGCAACGCCCCGTCCGATTGGGGTCCGGGCCGCTACGTTCCTTATCGCCGCGCTGGTGAGTTTCAGTTTGGTCCTACGCCTCCGTACAATCCCGGCAGCGTTGAGATGGAGCAGACGATGCTCGCGCAGGCCGACAAGATCCTTGGCCTTGATGTTGGCAACCCGCTATCAGGCGTTCAGCAACAATACTTTGTAGACAAGTTCCTCAATCACGTTCGTGATGTATTGCGTCTTGCTTACAAGTGCTTCCAGCGTTTCGGCCCAGACGAAGTGTTCTTCCGCGTTACGGGTGTCTCGGACCCGCAGCGTTTCAACAAGGGCGACCCCAACGAGAACTTCGACATCATCATTAATTATGACGTTCTTCAAAATGATCCCGAAAGCGTTGAAGCGCAGTTGGCACAATTTGCGTCGCTTCTGCAACTCGACCGCAACGGTCGTATGGATGTCGATATGCTTCTGGAGCTGGGGGCTGCGTCAATTAATCCTGTCGTCGCAGACGCCATCCTTCGACCCGCTGGTCAAGCCCAAGACCAAATCACCAAGCAAGTCACGGACGACCTCTCTAAAATCTACGCAGGCATTGAAGTTGGTGCGCGTCCGAACGGAGCGCAAATCGCTCTTCAAGTGATCCAGTCGTA